GATGGTTGGAGTAACGATAGATATACTGGAGTTTATAAATTCGTAGACGCTCTTAAAAAGAATTCATTGAATAAAGTTCTGGGAGTATGTGAAAAATGTAAAAGTAGATTGGAGGACCATATTTTTTTGGGAGGAAGCTTCACTACAAAAGATATTTTCATTGTTTCAGGTGGATTTAATGAATTTATTGGAGCTTAATGCTCGATTTGCGGTGAAGCTGCACCAAGACCTTAATACTGTATTAGATATGGAATGGTTAGATTTCTCTCTTACTTTAAATATTATTAATGACGATATAACTAAAAGTAATGAGTCAAGTCAATCAAATGTTTTAGATGTTAAACAAGTTCCTAAACAAGGATCGTTTGCTGTTAATCTACCTTCTAATTTAAAACTTAAATAAATAATAAAAAGATCTATTATAAGTGGAAGATTTAGAAGGTATAAATCCAATTAACGATTCTGATTCATTAGGAGAAGATTCTACATTTAGTCCTATCAATGATTCAGATTTTTCTGAACCTCAGGAGAATATATCTAGCGTAATAAATCCAGATAATTCTGAGAAAGTAGAGAGTTCAGATTCTTCTACTGTATCTTCTAATGTAGTTGGATTAGAGGAAGAATTAGTGTCTGATCAAGTATTAAATGGCCAAGACTCTACTCAATCTGACTCAATAGTAAATAATGATACTACTAATGTAAGTGAAAACGTATCAACTAGCAACATCACAAATCTTAATATCTTTGATAGTTCGGTAGTAGATAATTCAAGCTCAGCTATAAACGATTTAACATCTTCAATTAATAACTTAGTATCTAGTAACAATATTACAAATGAACTAATTCAAGAAGGAGGTTCTGTTTCTACTATAAATGACACTGTTGTGAATAATTCTAATGCAACTACATTAATAGATAATAACACAGTTAACTCTGAAGATATTGACAATAACGTTACAGTAAACGAAGGAAGTTCTATTGAATCTGTTTTAAATATAATAAACGATAAAACTGATTCTATTGTAAATACTACTTCAGACGTATCTAACTCTCTTGATGTAATCAACAATACTATTTCTAGCCAGTCATTAGATAATACTTTTGTTGAGAATACTTCTCAAGATGTATCTAATGCTAATTCAACATCAGTATCTAAGAGCAATCTTAACGTTAGTAAAGAAGTATTTCCTATTAACGCAGAAACTAACAATGTTACCGTTAATAATGTTAACGATAAAGAAGATTCTAAAAATGATTCTGATTCACAGGTTAGCAACAATACATCAAATACTAATACAACTACTATAATTAATAATAACTCACCTCAAGATGACCAAAAGAAGCCTGAGGAACAAATAAATGTAAATGTTGATATGGCTTCAGTAGTTGCTGCTATATCGAGATTAGAACGATTATTAACTAGCACTTTAGACGTGCGTATTAAACAATAATATGGAAAAATACGATTACTCAAAACACAAGAAAGATTTAACTAATCTTGCTAATGAATATTTAAAAGCTGATCATTACTTAGGTCAGATAGAAAAAGAATTAGCTAGACTTAGAAACTTAAAAGATCAGGCTTCTCATAATATAGTTAGCCTTAAATCACAAGAAAACGAACTTATAAATAAAATAGAAGAAGAATCTGGTGAAAAAGTAACTCCGGATATTCTAATGAGTATCATAAAAGATTAAAATATGAAAAGAGCAAAGGAAATATTAATTGTTGTATTGATTCTATTACTAATTGGTGCGCATTTTAAAAATCAATTTGATAGAAATAAGCTTAGAGGTCAAATTGACGAGGCTAATAAGCACGTCTTAGCTTTAGATAAAACTAAAAAAGAGGCAGAAGGTCAATATGCTAAATTAGTAGATAATTATCAAACTGAAAAAGATTTAAATAAGGCAGTATCAGAGTCTAATAAAGAATTATATAAGACAATTAAGGATAAAGATGAAAGAATCTTAAGCTTAAAAAAAGCTATTATAAGTTTACAAGAAGCTGAATCTGAAGGTAGTGTTACTGTAAATGAAAAAGATTCGTCTATTTTAGAATTAACTCTTAGATACCCTGATCCAGATAGCTCGTTTATTAATTGGGATGGATCAATATCTATGTTAGATTATAAATACAGCGGAAAATGGTCATTTGGAAGCCTTCCTTTACAAATAGTTTTAACTGAAACTGAAAGAGGAATGTGGAACTCTAGATTAATTGGACCTAATTGGCTTAAAGTAGATTCAATGGAAATCAAGAGTTTACCTAAAGAAGAAATAGCAGACGTTAAAAAGTTTAGATTTGGATTAATTGCCGGAGGCGGAATTAGCTCAAGTTTAGACGTTAATCAAGGTTACGCAATAAGAGCAGGAGGAGGCTTCTACTTTAACAATGAAATGTTAATATTTAATGCGTCGACTAGAAATATAATAGGTTTAGAATATTACCATAGATTCGGAAGCTACAAAAATAAATAGTATTAATGGCACAGAGTAGATTTATTAGTTTAAGTTCTTATTGTTTAGTAGAATACATAGCAGAGCCTCTAGGTTCTCCTAATTTCTTAAATGAGGATATTACCTTACTTACTAACAGTGAGACAGGAATCAACCAGATTTATAATAACGACGGTTCGTATTCTATAACTAGAAATATAAAGGATTTAACCGTAACTGGAATAGGAGGAAATAAGTTAGCTTACTTAGATTCAGAAAAGAGTCCTAATTATGTAGATTTCGATGGCAACTTAACTGAGACTGCTCTTAACGGATATAATGCCGTTTACGATAAAGTAAGATTTCACTTTATCTCAGGTTTCGATTTTGAAGGATTTGAAGCTTTAATATTAAGCATTAGAAATACTCAGAATAACGGTATCACTAATATATTCGCAAACGTATTAGTTGCACCTGAAACTATTGATGAGTTAATCACGTTTAACACTAAGCCTATTTTCTTATCTGATTCTCTTTACGACAGATATATTGATATTAAAGTTCCTTCAGTTAAGAATATAAACGAGGAGTTTAGATTATCTCCTTCTCCTGAAAATACTATAGCTGCATTAATATCGCCAACTGATGCTGGATACAGTGGATTCATCTACAATAATCCAATAGATATTAGTTTATCTGAGTGTGGAAAGAGAGAAAAATTAGATACTAACACTAATACTAAATTTGATGTATTTGAAGTTACTGAAAATTACGACTCTTCAGTATCTCAAACTAATGAATTTGACGAAGTAGGAGCAGAAGTTCAAGAATCTACGAACGGAGACTTCATTGAATATTATCTAACATATAACGCAGGATTCCCTGAAGAGTTAATCTCTATTTTAAATAGAAGAAATCCTCAAGACGATTGGATTATAATTCACCAATTAAGCGTATTTGAGCAAGTTGGAAGTGCGTTCATAAATACTTCTAGACAGGTAATATTCCAAGAAGACAGTTTTGACGAACCTCTAGTTTATAGACCAGTTCTTAAGAACGCAGGGAGTGCAATCAGTATGTCAATAGATTTATTATGTAGACTTACAAATAAAAGAACTGGAGAACAAATAATAAGAGAAGCATCTTTTTCTTTACTTTCTCCTAAGAAATACGGAAAGAGTTTAGTTAATATTCCTTTAACTGACGAACCTCAATCTCAAAGAATATACAATAAGATAATTAAGAAGAACTTTGAATCTACAAAGCTTTTCATTGAGCCTACTTTTGCTCCTGGTTTTGACGGAGAAACTGTTAGCGAGCTTGAATTAACAAAATCAGTAGAATATGTTCCAGTGTTCTTTAGCAACAATAACATATCGATCTCTAACAACAGTGGAATCCTTAAAGATTCGGACATATCGGATTCTGTTGTTTTCGGACCAGGAAAGCTTAGATTTATTATGTCCCCATTTGATAACTCTCTTAAGTTTAAATTGTTCAATGTAATAAATTCTAAACTTGTTCCTTTAGATCTTAACTTAAACGCTTCTAAATATAGACTTGTTTTTGACACTGACGGTGGAAAGGTTTCTATAGATAATATGACAAGTGATAGTGATGAAAATCTATCTATTGGAGAAATATCTTTTAAAGTATCTAAAAAACAAAGTGAATCTATTGTAACTTCTCTTAAAAAGACTATGTATTTAACATCAGTTGCTCAAGAAGGTACTGAAACTTTAATGTACTCTGGAGAATGGAGATTATCTGAGAATCAAAGTGATGTAGATTCTGCGATAGCTCAAGCTAGAGAAGAGTCTGAAGATAGACAATCTAAAGAAGATCAGATTACTGAATTAGAGAATAAAGTAGCAGAGTTAGAAAATAGCGATACTGAAAAACTAGACGCCAGCAATTTAAGTCCAGTTAAGAAAGTAGCACCTGCTTCGGTAGTTAATAAAATAGGAATGAAAAATCCTAAAAAGATTAGAACTAACATATCAAACGCCGGTAGAAAATCTAAGTAAATTGGTTGAAATATCCAATTTTTTAAAGATAAATAAAATAAAATAATGTTAACAGCTATGAAGGATTTTATCCAAAAAGTATTAACTGAACTTAACGAGAACGAAAAAATTAACGCTAACTCTTTAGTTAAGATGGTAGTTGAGTCAGCTAACAAGTCTATTTCTAACAAAGAGAACGTTGAATCGATTTATAAACAACTTAAAGGTGACTTATCAAAAATTAACGAACATTTAAACGACCAAACTATTGGTATTTTATTAGGTCAATTTGATAAGAACGAAGAAACTACAGATGCAGTCATCGGAAGAATGGCTAAGATGGGAGATTTAAAATCTGAAATCGCATCTATTAAAGAATCTAACGCATGCTCTAACCCAGTTATTGCAGCGTCAGTAGAAAGATTTGAATCAATGTTAGAATCTACAGTTGAATTCAAGTTATACCCTTCATTCATTCAGGAATTTTCAAAATATTCTACAGAATCAGCTGTTAAAGAATCAGTAGAAAACATTTCTAGATTATTAGAAGCTAACGCTGAAGATTTCGAAGTATTATTTAATATTTACGAAATGTCTGGAATTCACTCAGCTTTATATGCAGGAGTAATTGAAGAATTAAAAGAGATGTTAGTTAACGAAGCTTATTCAGCTGATGTTATTGATTTAAAATTCGGAAAGACTAACTTACCAATGGTTAAATCTTTAGTTAACAATCTTAAAGTTTTAGAATCTAAAAGAAGTGGAGAATTTACTTTAGGAAATGGAGATGCTAATAACTCGATTGAAGATGTTATTGCTCCAACTCTTAGCTTAGAAGAAGGAACTATTATTTCTTACATTGATGATAGATTCATGAAAGTTGAAGAATCTACTGAAGAATTAGAAGGAGATAATATCCATATTAACGAGTCAGGTTTTGCTATTTCAACAGTTAATCCTGCAGAAGTTAAAGAAGCTCATTCAGATTTCTACGCATTATGTGAAGCATTTGCAACATTAGGATTCAAACAAGAAGGTAACATTGTTTCTTCAAGCGCTGTTAGAAACTTCAAAATTGGATTCGCATTTAACGAGTCTAAAGAATTAGAAACTTACATCAACGATACTAAAGTAGATAAAGCTGAAAATATTAATTTAACTGAAGCTTTAGCAATGGAATCTGATGAAGTTAAGAAGTTTGTTAATACAATCTTTGAAAACGCAGCTAGTATTCTTAATCTTAAGTTTATTAAGAACGTATCTAACGTTGCTACTTTAGCTGAAAGTACTATTTTCGAATTAAACGGAAACTTCTTCTTATGTAAGAAGGTTGATTCAGCAAATAGAGAATGGTCTAAAGTTGATGAACACGAAATGTTTACATACTTTAAAGAAAACTACAACTACGATATTAGCGCTATCTATAGTAATGCTATTAACGAAGCTGAAGAAAGATTAAAAGCAATCGAATTAAGAAAAGCAACTATTACTGAGAATATTTCTAAATTAGAAGGATCAGTAGTTGAATTAGATGAAGCTTTACAATCTAAGAACTTAAAGAAAGAAGCTATTCCTCAATTAGAGAAATTAAAAGAAGGAATTGCTAAGAACATTGCAACTTTAAAAGAAGAATTTATTGAATTAGAATTATCTAAGAAGTAATGAGAAACAATATTCTATTATCAGTCCTATTATCAGTCGCATTTTTATTGATGTAGGGCCAGGATATTGAATAAACTAAAATAACATTAGAATCCCTGGTTTTTACCAGGGATTTTTGTATATAAAAACACCAGTTAAAATGGACGAGATTACGATCAGAACAATAATGGAGTGGGATCGACAGGGAATTATCGATTACATTATTACTAATACTGAAACTAATGTTGAGGATTCTGATAAACTTTTGAGTATTATTAAGTATAATATGAAAAAGAATTACGATGGAGAAATCGATATTAGAAAAAGCTAATCAAATAGTAAACAATAGATCTGAAGAAGCAGATAGACAGTATGGACCGTTCTCAGAAGGAATGGATAGAGCTGCTATGATCTTTAATGGAATGACTGGTTTAAACGTAACTGGAAAAGAGATGTACAAAGCATTGATCGCTTTAAAGTTCTCTAGAGAGTCCTACAATCACAAAGAAGATAATTTATTAGACGCTGCTGCGTATATTCAAGGATTAGATAACTACGAAAACGGAAAATAAGATGGAAGCTAAAATTGCAATCACTTCAGTACTAGCAAACTTAACTTATAACGATAAAAACCACAGAGGTTTAGAGGCAATGTTCTTTAAAAAGATGATGGAAGATCGTGGAGGAGAAGTTCAAGTTGTAGGTAAAAAGAATAGAAATACTAAAGATTTAGATTTTTATATTGACTATACTGAGACTGATTTTTCAGAATTTGATGTAGTAGTAATTCAATTAAGTACTCCTAACTTCTTTGGAGGACAGATGGGAGAACATTGCGAGAAAATCTGTAATGATTTAGCTAAATTCAAAGGTAAGATCTTCATGTTAGTTAATGATCCAAGAATACCTCCTTTAAATTATGCAGAGATCATTTCAAAAAGATTTGATTTATGTACAGAATCAGTAGATGCATGGAATGATATTATTGAGAATGCGACTTACTTATTCTCAGGATCTAAGATTGAAAAATTCTTAGGATGGGAGCCAAAGAATTGGAAACATGTTGACTGGTTCACTTATATCTTTAAGCATAGATTTACATCAGACTCTAAGTTTGACATCTATAGTGAAGCCCAGGATATTGAAAAAGAATGGGATTTAGTTTACTTTGGAGATAAAAGAGGATCCTTTAGAGAGAAGCAACTTAGAAAATATTTTCCAGAAGATACAAATAACCTTAAAATCGGATATAAATCTGATAAAGTACCAGGAACCTTTATTAAGAAACTTAAACATGACGAGCTAATGGCAACGTTAGATAAAGTTAAAGTTTCATTCATTACTGGAGATGAGGAACATTTAGATAACGTTACTACTTATAGATTCTATGAGACGTTAGCATCTAATTGTTTAGCCGCTATTCAAATAGAATACGATCCAGAAAAGAAATTAATTCAAGATCCAGTATTAAGAGATCTTTTATATGTTGAATCTCAAGAGGATATTAAGAAGCTTATAGCTGCATATTCTCCCGATTTAATCAATAGGCAAAAGGCAGAGCTTAGAAGATTATTTAAGCTTGATAAAGTTACTGCATAAAATAATTTAACACTATGATGCCAGCATTAGGAATAGGAGCATGGTGGTTAGTTTTAACCGTTACTCTAATAGTAGTAAAAAAACCTAAATAATATGGAGCACGTAAAAGTAGAATCACTTAGAGGACAGTCATATGGATTAACTGAAGACCAGTTAATGTCTATAGAAGAAGTTATTAATTATCATGATAGTACTTGTGAGATTTTATCTAGAGACTTGTTTGAAGATGAAATTGGAAAGAAGTTAACTAAGAATGGACCTTTCATTTCATGGACTTCTACTAATAGTGAAAAGTATATATATCCTCATTGTAAGAAGAACCGCTGGTTCTAATTAAAACAAACTATAGGTCAAATAAATAATAAAAAACTATAGTTTATGCAACATATATCTCCATACACAGGGTCTAATTCATTTAACCCTACCGTAGAAGATATCATTGGACGTATACCAGAGCACGTTAAATTTCAGTATGAATTAAATCTTATTTTATCTGAAGGTGCCAGGTCTATTAGAGACTGTTATACTAAGTTAGCTGAAAGCTTTGATGATATATCTGAGAATTTATCAGATGCTTTATTATCTTCATCAGATATTGAAGAATTAAAGAAAGGATGTGTTCAATTGAAAGAACATCTTGAGTCCTCTAGAGTGAATCTAAATGAACAAGAGGCAATTACAAACGCTATTAAGTTACCTAACTCTAACGTAGCAGTTGATTTATCTAAAGATGCAGATTTAAAATCGCTTAATCCTCAAGAAGAAGTTGGTTTTTTAGATCTATTAGATCGTTTAGTAGATTCTTTAACTGAAGGTAAATCTCCTATTGGATTCTTACATCTTGCTTTAGACATAATCAGTATAGTTGGAGATATTCCTGCAATAGGTCCAGTTGGTCTTATCGCGGATATCGTAAACGGATTAGTTTATATGATGAGAGAAAAATGGCTATTAGCTTTATTATCTTTTGTCGGAGCAGCAATTCCTTTCGCAGGTCCTGCATTAAAGAGAATCTTAACAGTAAGTAAAACTGGTAGAGAAGTTGGAGAATTTACAAGTAAGTATTTCTCAAAGGCTTCTGTAGGCTCTACTAAAATATCAGATGACGCAGTTGAATTAGCAGCAGCGGCTTCTCCTGAATCCATTAAAGCATTAGAGAATATAGTTGAACATACACCTAAAGCATTAGACGTAGTTAGAAATACTATTGATACGTTCTTTAGTGGATTCCTAGCTAAAATTGCTTCTGTTATACCTTTCATTGGAAAGCCTCTTTCTAATATGTTTAAGAATATTGGATCTAAATTTGCTACATTCAGTAAGAAAGCTAGTAAATTAGCGGATGATATGCCAAAAATAATAGAACGAGCAGATCTTAAGAACTTAGATGAATTTTTTAAAGAATCGGCAAACCTTACTGGCAAGAAAATAATTAAGAAAGGGGATGATCTTGTAGTAATTAATAACTCAGGAGTAATTAAAGCAAGAGTTCCCGCTAAAATTCTCAAAAGCGGAGATGTTCTTAAGAAAAAATATGGTGGGAAAATTCTTAAAGAGATAGATCCAGCAGATCTTGAAAAAGCAACAGTGAAATTCTACAATAGTTTACAATCAATGTTGTCGAGTTCTAGAAAATATCAAGCTATGAGAATAGCAGGAAAACCTTTTATTCTTAAAAGTAAGGTTGCAATATTAATAGGTAAGGAAATTTACAAACTAGTTCATGGATTTGCTCCAGATACATTTGCTCCTGATATGGCAACTGACGTAGATTTTGAAGCAGTAGGTATTGCACACATTACTAGAGAGCTTCAAAAGAAAATGAGAGAAGATGTAAAGAAGAATAAAGGATCAGTTTATTCAGTTCCTATTGTAGACGCTATTAAAGACGAAGATGCATATAAGACATTAAACGGTCATTTAGAATCTACTGCTAAAATGTTAAATCTTCCTGGCGGATTCCCTAGGCATTTAAATTCTCATTTAGCTAAGCGATATGAAGAAGAGAAAGATATGCAAGAGTACTTAACTACTTTTGGATACGGAGCTTTTGAATCTGTTAAAGAAATGAAACACATCAAAAGATACGAATAATTTTATAATCTAATTAAAAAAGAAAAGGTCCTCATTGAGGACCTTTTTTATTAAGTTAAGTTTTATTATTTCTTAATCTTATTGTAGATGTTATTTACTTGAGGTTCGTTACCTAAGAATCCTTTAACATATATTGAAATAAGATCTGTAACATCGCTATCAATAGATCCGAAGTAACTAGATTCATATTGTAAATCATCTAACATTGTATTATCATCTGTCGATAATTTAGCATATTCATCATTTAATTTCTTAATGTTACCTGGGCTCAAACTAGTTACAATAAGAGCCATTGATAATTCATCTCCCATTGTAGTAACTCCATCAGATAGATCATGCATTCTTTGAGCTAAGCTTGACATTTCCTCTCCTCTAATAGTATCCATAAAAGCTTCAGGATCTGCTGTTACTGTGCTATACCATCCCATGATTTCTGCAAAGTTTTCAGTGTTAGATGTACCGTTAACTTCTGCTAATTTTTTACCTGCTAAGCCAGCTAGAGCTAAATTAGGCTCTACTCCAGCTGATGTTAATATTTTATTAGCAAGTTTAGGATTTACTTCTGAAACAAATTCACCGAAATTCTTTCTAATAGGAAGAGGATTAACCTTTCCGGATTTATCTACTAAGTTTCCAACGATTCCTTTATCGTTTATCTCTTTAATTACGTACTTTTGAGATTTTCCAGCGTTTACGCCTTTTTTAGTTACACTAGAAACAGTATCTCCTACTTTCACGTTACTCTTAATAGCACTTAATTTCTTAGCTTTGTTAAGGCTCTTGAATCCAGGTAATCTCGATACCATTCCTTTAATACCTTTAGTTAAAGGTTTAGCTCCTTTCGCAGTTGCTTTTGCTATATTCTTACTTGCAGTACCTATAGTCTTTGCTCCTTTAAATATATGCCCTGCTCCAAGAGTTCCAATGCTTAATCCGATATCAGCAATGATATTTTCAATATCAATACCTCTCATTACACTTTCTTCAATCTCTCTTCTATAAATACTTAAAGCAACAACTTCAGCGTTTCCACTAAAATCTCCTTCAAGTGCATCTGTTAAAGTTTCTCCGTATTTACTAGTGTAGGCGTCTGCTAATTTATCAAAATATTCTGATCCGTCTAATCCATCTTCGTAAGATAGTTTAGATATAGCAGTTCCAACTGCAGCAACTAACTCTTCGTCAGTTCCTATTCCAGATATTGCCTTATGTACAAAATAAGAAGCAGTATTGAAGTCAATATTAGAAGATGTTTTCTCTATATTCTTAATACTTGCTGTTACTTTAGGATCATCTTTATCAGTCTTATCGACTTCAATTTGTAGAATATCTCCTTCTTGTATAAACTTATTATCCTTCTTAGTCATTTCAGTATTATCAGAGTCTCCGTCTTTAGTTGAATTAACTAAGTCAGTTACTGCCTTTCTAATTTCGTCAACTTCTAAGTATTGAACTAATCTAGCGTCTAGATCGTCTGATATTGTTCCTTGTTCTACTAAATAACTTCCGTAATTTTCGTATATTTTTCCAATATTCATAATATATTAAGCTTTATTTTTCATAGATCTTTTAGCTGCACTAGCTCCTGCGTCTAATGCTTCTTGATATTCATCAGTATTAGCATCTTTCTCTTTTCCTGATTTAGAATTAGCAATTGCTCCTTCATAATCTCCAAAGATCAATTCACCTTTTCGGTTAAATAAGATAGCTTTAACTGTTTCAATAGTGTATTTACCATCAGTAGATGCAGCTTTATCTTTGTTAAGATATTCAGTTCTATATGCCTCGTCGTTAAACATCTTTAATAAAAACGCTTTATCATTAGAGTTAACTATTTCTATGTCCATAGATAAGTCGTTCTTATCAGTAGACTTATTATCTTGTTTCTTATTTTCAGAATACCACATAATAGACTCTCCTTCTAAAGAAATAGAACCTGCAGATGCTCCGCTATCTTCAGGCTCCGCTTTAATTGCTCCTTTATCGTCAAACGTCATTTTATAAGTAACTCCGTTTGTTCTCATAGTGTATCTGAAAGACTGACCTTTTAAGCTAGAAGTCTTAGAAGTACCTTTAGCTTCTTCTTCAGTATTAAGTTCTGATTCTGGAGTATTAGCTCCTGCTGCTTCTTGTTTATTAGATGATGCAGCTGCTTCTAATTTAGAATCTAAGTTAATTCCTTTAGTCGCTTTCTTAGCGTTTTCTAATTCAGTTGTAGAAACCATTGTAACTTTAGGATCGAATCCCATTTTCTTAAGGTCTTCTACTTTTCTTTCAACTACTGTAAATGCGGTAGTAACAACTTTAGATCTTTCTCTTTTAATTGTATATACTAACATCTTAGTTGCAAAGAATCCTTTATCTAATTTACCGATGTGTCCAATAAATCCAGCAGCACCGTTAAGGTCTGTTAAAACTATATTAGCTCCTCTATCTGTAAGTTTATGATCTTGTACAAAAATTGCCTCTGCGTTGTCGTGCTTAATTGTATACTTAAATTCTGTTTTAGATTTAACTTTATACTTTAATACTGCCCAACCTCCATCGATTTGCATCTTCTCTTTTCCTATAGCAAGATAATTATTGAATAATCCCTCGTTTAAGGAATCCCATGAATCAAATGATCTAGTCATATCAGTCATTTTATTTTATTTATCTTAAAATAAATAATAAAAATGGTACCTAAATAGTGAAATTTAAGAATTTTAGTGAATATTTAAACGAGAAAGACGGTGACATTAAGTCGTATCTAAATAAGGTAGCAATTGCCACAAGTAGGGACGTTTGTCCTATATTTAAGAAAGTAGATTCAGATGAGGATATTGTAGAATTATCTGAAAAAATGGCAGTTATAATTTCAGATGATTTTGCATACAGAGATTCATCAGTAAATGAGAGCAGTGTAGCATATAATAGTGCTAAATCTGACCTAACTGATCTAAGATCTAAAATGGGAGATTGTGAAAATTTACCTAATCAAGTTAACGATATTCAAGATATAAAGAAACTTAAATTTCCTGTTATTGCAACTAACAAAGAAGGATCCGATAGATTTAAAACTATAGGAAAGCTTAAAGCTGCCGAGAAAATATACAATACTTTTAAAGAGGATATAGTTCCAAAAACAAGATTTAAAGTATTAGTTTTTAAAGATGTTATAATTGGAATCCAAGAACTTATCAATAAATTACCTTTAGATGTTGATATTAATAAATTCAAGGATTTAGGTCAATTATCTAGCATTGCAGAGAAAGTAAATGACGCATATTCTTTAGATTTCTATAACATTGAAGTTTTAGAATCAAACAAAGGAAAATTCTACATTAAATCAGTAGATCAAGATATTAATCCAAATCCTTTAGAATCAGTATCTCTTTACGAGAAAGCATATTTAGAATATAATAAAAGACCTCTTCCAAACTGGGTTAAATCTAAACTTAAGTCGGAATACGTTAAGCCTTATTGTAAATCTAAGTATTATGATTCAATGTTAGTTAAATCTAATAATACAATGGACTATTCAAAATATCTAGATAAATGATTATAATAAAAGGAGACGGAAAGAGAATTGAGTACATGGTTAAAGAGTACAGACAGAAGGTCAACAAGATCGGACAGTTAAAGGAACTTAGAGACCGTAGAGAGTATAAAAAGAAAACAACTCGTAAAAGAGAGCAGCGTAAGCATGCTATTTACAAGAATAAATTAAATGGTAATAAGTAGTTTCAAAGACTTTGGTTCTAAATCAAAGAAAATAGAGGCAGGAGCTGGTGTTGCTATCACATTTGATGGCAAAGTTTTACTAGTACATCCAACTGGAGCAAGTTGGAAGAAAAGTGCGTTAGGAATACCAAAAGGTAAAATGGAAGAGGGAGAAGATCCTATCGAAGCAGCTATTAGAGAACTTAAAGAAGAAACTGGAATTCAATTACAACCTAGCGATTTGGCTAATAAAGAAGTTCAAACGCTTGATAAATATAATTCTAAAGGAGATCTAATTTACGTATTAACGTATTTTGTATATCCTATTAATGATCCATCTGATATTGGAATGACCGGAACAAAGATCGATAAGACTAATCTTCAATTAGAAGAAATCGATTGGGCTGGATTTGTAGACATAAACGATGCATATCCTTTAATCCATAGAGGTCAACTTATATTATTAGATAGATTAAGATAAAAAATTGAGTAGAGATGAGCAAACAATCATTTACTAACTGGCAATCATTAAACGAAAGTAAATTAAGAGATCCTAACTACGTTAAAGGAATCCAAAATCAATTAATATCTTTAGGATATGAACTTCCTAAATTTGGAGCTGATGGTAAATACGGACAGGAAACTAAATCAGCTGTTAGAGATTTACAAGCAGATTTAATATCAAAAGGATATAGTTTACCTAAATACGGAGCCGATGGATACTGGGGTAGTGAAACTGAGACGGCTCTCGCTCAATTCAAAAAGAAAGAACCAAAAGGACAATTAAAAGACTCTAACACTAAAAAGGTTGCCCCTAAGACAGTAACTATCGAAGGAGATATAAAACATACGTACACAGGAAATGCTGCAGCTAACATTGAGAAAATAGTAAAGTCTGCTAAAGACATGGGAATTACTAATCCAAATGCTATTATCGGAGTTTTATCAATCGTAGGTAAAGAAAGTGGATTTATTCCTCAAGGAGAAGCTAGTTATGCTAATACCTCAAACGATAGAATTAGAAAGATATTCTACGCTGCTAAAAAATATAGCGACTCTGAATTAGATGACCTTAAAAAAGATTCTGATAAGTTCTGGGAAGCAATGTATGGTAGAAAAACTAAAGTAGGAAAGAAATTAGGAAACACTAAGAAAGGAGATGGAGCTAAATTCAAAGGTAGAGGATTCAATCAAATCACAGGTAGGGCAAACTACGAAAGAATAGGTAAAATGATCGGAGAAGATCTAATCGAGAATCCAGAACTTCTTAATAATGTTGATATAGCAGCTAAAGGTTTATTTGCTTTCCTTAAGAGTGGATTATCTAGAAGAAATATCAATATTAATTCTTTAGAAACTCCTGACGACGCTATTAAGAAGATTGCAAGAATTAATGCTGGATGGGGTAATGACTATCAAAGTAAAGTAGTCCGTTACGCAGTATCTATGGCTAATAAAATAAAATCTAATTTCGGTATAGCGTAAGTAAAACTTGTCCTTCTAATTCAGTACAAGATGTTAAATTAAAATTTACATTATGAACGAAGAATTAGAAACTCAAGAAACTACTGCAACAGTAGAAGCTCAAGATGCTCAAGATACTACTGCATCTCAATCTAAGCCAGAACTAAAGACTCTAGAAGAAGTTAGACAGGCAAGACTAGGTAAATTCTCTGTTGGCTTAACTGCAGCTGACGCTAAGTTCTTTAGAAATGTCTTAAACAAGGCTGAGTATAAAGGAAGTAATGAAGCATATTTATTAATTATGGCACATGCTGAATTGTCAGCAACTTCTCAATATTTAGATGAAGTAGTAAATCAGGACAAGTCTAAGAAAGAATCTAGACATAATGTTGAACTTACTTCCGCTACTATTGAAGCTCTTAACTATTTCTTAGAAAGAAAGCACGGAGCAGGAGCAGAATCAGCAAGAAGATTATTTACTTCAACTATGGTTCTTAGACCAGTTCTTAATGAGCTACAGGCATTAGATCAAAAAATGCAGGAATTTCAAAAAAAGGAAGAAGAGGCTAAATAAATAATAAAAAATTGATTGTTTAGTCAATTAAAAAAATTTTTTGAAAATGAAAGTAAAAAGTTTTGAAGGATATTTTTCAGCTAAGAAAGTAAACGAGTCATACGAAGAAGGTATGGAAGTAGAAATGGGAGCTAATCCAGAAGCTGAAGAGGAAGTAAATTTAGAAGACGAATTCGAATTAGAGTCGGAAGAAGAAGGTGAAGAATCTGAAGAAGAGCAAGAAGAGGTAACATTAGAAGACCTTAAAGCTATGTTAGATGATTTATCAAGCAGAGTAAGCGCTTTAGAAGGAGGTACTGAAGAAGAGGAAGAAGAATTCTCTGAGGAAGGTGCTGAAGAAGAAGAAGAAGGAGCTGAGGAAGAAGAGGCTGAATAATTCTTAACCACTCTAAATAAAATACTAGTAAGTGGATATTGTAAAATATCCACTTTTCTTGATTTAACTGAACTGTTATGTATTACAATAAACAAGCACAATTCATACCTTTATTCGAAGGATACTGTAGACAAAATGATGTTGACGGTAAAGTAATTAATGGAAGCATTAATGGAGTTCCTGTTAAATTAAAACTATGCACAACTCCTGAATCTATATCTAAAGGATTCATGGATGAGGAAGAGCCTTCTGATAATAATGGTATTCTATTCGTTCATCCTCAAGATGAAGTATTAAACTATTGGATGAAGAATGTAAGTTTTCCTTTAGATATCATGTTTTTTAATTCTGATCAAGAATTAATGAAGAGACATACTATGGAAGGATATAAAGGAGAAGAAGATTCTGATCTTAAAAAATACTCTAGCGAAGTTCCTTGTCGTTTCGTAGTTGAAATGAAAAAGGATTGGTGTAAAGACAATAATATAATTACAGGAGCTTCTTTAAAATTCTAATAAATTTAGTATTATTTAATAAACTTTATTAAATGATCAAGAATATATTAGACGAGTTATCGTCAACTACTAAGACGAATCAAAAAGTAGAAATCTTAACAAAATATAAAGATAATGAACTTCTTAAGGAAGTTTTATTAAAAGCTAATTCTAGACGTGTTAAATTCTGGATCAAACAGATTCCTGAATATACGCCATTAGAAGGACAAGTTCCTGCTAGCTTAGAATGGGGATTAAATCAATTACTTGATCTTACGAATAGAGAAGTAACTGGACATGCTGCAACTGATCATCTTAAAAATATTCTTGAATCAGTTTCTCCAGACGATGCTATAGTTATTGAAAGAATTATAGGAAAGGATCTTAAAGTCGGAGCGGCAACTAAACTTATTAATAAAGTATTTCCAAAACTTATTCCAATTACTCCCTATATGGGAGCCAAGGCATACGATAGAAAGAACTGTGATTATATCTTAGGATTAGAGAATGCAGTGTCTCAAGTTAAAATGGACGGAAGATACTGTAACGCAGTAATCGAAGGAGGAGAAGTAGAGCTTATTTCGAGACAAGGAGAAATAACTAATATTGGAAGCGCAAAGCTTATATCTGAATTAGAACTTTTAGGAGATTGTGTATTAAACGGAGAACTTACAATTGAAGGGATCCATCGATATACTGCTAATGGTATTGTTTCATCTATTATTGATATTGAATCTAAAAGAGAAGCGCGATCTGAGAAAGAAACCAATAAACATATTGAGGAGTTTGAAAAGGAACACGGAGAATATTTCTCTATGGTAGACCGTGTTAAATACACTGTATGGGACATGGTTACTTTAGAAGAATACGAGGAATGTAAGTCAAATGTTCCATATAATATCAGATTAATGAAATTGGAAGAAATGTTATTACAAGGACTTACTTCAATTTCAATAGTAGAATCTGAACCAGTATATTCATATAAAGAAGTAATGGCTCATTTCAGAGAAGTAGTAGAACGAGGTGATGAAGGAACTATTCTTAAATCTTTAACTGAAGGATGGAAGAATGGAAAGCC